CACATGTAACTGGTAACTGTGTTTCGCAAGGCGGGCAGGGATCGCAGCATTTATTCGTGTGGCAACTCATGGGATTATCGTTAACGATATTGTGTTGGATTCTAAATGCAAGTGCTATCTCGCCTCAAAAAGCTCGTATTCCGGCGCGAGGGCATTTCCATTTTGCAGCCCGCTTGGTTGGTAGATTCTTAACCACCATGCCCCGGTTGGCTTCGGTGGTTTTCCTGTCTCGATATGCCAGCCTCCGTATCCATCTCCGTATTCCTCTTTGTATCCAGCGATCTTCACATGGGTCTGGCGGTTGATGACTACATGGTCTCTCCTACCCAGCTTGATCCTTTCTATGGCGACTTGCCAGCTTTCGTGGACATGTCCGCTGCAAACGATATCCGCGTCCGAGACATATACTGCCTGCCTGTTCGTCTGTATGACGCCACGCGTTACGGGGCCACCGCCACCGCTGCCGTGGAAATACCATAGGACAAGTGATGCGTTGGTTCTCTTGTTGTTGGTTATTTGAAAACGGACATATCCAGAGTATCCACCCCGGCGGGCGATGCCACCGTTCAGTCTAAGCCTTTCTGAAAGTCGCTCATTTAGATCAGTTTCATGCGCCTTCTTGATTGATGATTCGTGATTGCCGTTTCCTCTCACAGTCAGAATTGTTTTGTATGGCTCCAAATATTCCGCAGCCGTGTTTACCAAGCTATCCAGATAGTTGTTATTCTGATGCTCTGGCCTGATGTCATTCTTGCTGGCCCGCTTGTCATACTTCCCCTGCATGGCGCAGAAGAAGTCGCCAAAGTCCAATACGGGGGCATTGCGCTGGAGTGCTAGGTCTAAGTGCTTCTTGAGCTTCTTGCGATCACAGTGCGGGTTATCCCAATGGACATCGCTTTGCAGAAGGAACCATTGCTCGTCTCCAACCTTTGGGAAGTTGATGTTGAAGACATGAACATTCCTGCTGACTTCTTTGAATGACCAGCTTGGCTTACTCATACATGTTTCTTTAGTTCTCCCATGAACTTATTGTATTCGGTGGGGTTGAGGTCATTCTTCCTATTCGGGCTGACTGTCCGGTGGTCGGTCACATCTTTTATCGTTAACGATAACTTCTTCATGCGCGGGACGAGATACTCGATTGCCGACTCGATCATTTCTTTGGAAAGCGGTTCTTTGTAGGTATCCCCCTCGAAAGATACTCCGAGGCTCCAGCTATTCAGATCAGGCTTGTTCCTCCAGAAACTTTTCCCAGCATGCCATGTCCGCTCGTTGTCGCTTGCCAATACTGTGCGTTCTCCGTCTCGTTTAATGATACAATGGTAGCTCACCATGCTATCTGGATTCAGGCACCACTCTACACTTCCTTTGTATCCTCCAGAGGTGTGGTGTAGAACCACGGCTTTGGGTATGATCACTCTCCCCTTGGAAAAGTTAGGGGTCTGCTTGTAAACTTCTTTATACTTGGAGGTCACTTGTCTTTGAGCGTCCTTGTCGGAAGCTCGTATGAGAAGGTGCCGAAGTCTGTCGACACTCCGAACCGCAGTGTTTCGCAGCCAGAAAGGAATAAGACTCCAAAGAGGCACCATGCCGCCAAACATAAAGAGATGACGATCTTGGAGGTCATTTCTTCTCGCGGCGGAACACCTCGATTGCGCCAATGATGGCGATCGCCGCTGTGCCGATGGCAGAGAATTGCTCCGGGTCGATGTTGATACCGACTAGCGCAGCGATTGTGGTTAACCCAGCCCAAGTTGATTTCTCCTTGAGACGGCTTGTGATGAATTCTACGATTTTCATAGTTGTGTTATCTTCTTCCACATGTAGACGCATGTCAAGACGCCTGCGATGAGGCCGACGAATGCGCCTGAGATTCTTAGTCCTGTTTCGAGGTGCGGGACGAGGGAGATCAAAACCCCCGTAACTGAGGTTGCTGTTCCCATAATTCCGGTAAATGTAGGATGGTCGTTCATACACTCAAATTCTGAAACCCACGGGCGATCTCCTGCGCAATCAAGAGTTCCTGCTGATTAGAATTTAACACCGCAAAGCAACTAAAGCTAATCGGATTATCGTTACCGATACTCGTCGCTATTGTCAGGTATCGCTCGTATCTCATGGCGTCTGGGTTCTTTTCTTCTGTGCAGGCTAGGCTCATACAGCTTCCCATTGACGCTCCACGCGATCAGAGAACCAAACCACGACAGGATTCCACTCTCCTTCGGCGGGCTTTTCAATCTTAACCAGAGGAACTATAGTCGGCGTGACCCAATCTTCGGGTGTGGGATAAGGCGCAAGCGTGTCAAGGCGAGGATTGCCCTCGTCATCCAGCACGATGCTGATCAGTTCCTTGGTTCCATCTGCGAAGATTACTCCGTATGTTTTCATAAATTATGTTCCGTAGGCGACTTCAACTGCATCTACAGATGCAACCCAGCGCCATGTTTCACTGGTGATGCCTGTAGGGCGGATGCGGACATAATCGCCCGCGTCCACGGTGGCGACCTCAAGCGTTGTTCCAGCGGCATTATCTGTGCCGATAGTGATTGGAGCGTAAACTTCAGAAGATGTGGCGGCGACATTCTTCACTGCGTATTGGCGCTCGTATGTGGCGACTGCCGAGCCGTCAGATTTAGTCCCGACCACCTTGATGTTTAGGAAAATGACTTTGCCAGAAGGGATCGTAAGATATGTCGTGGCTCCATCCAGTGCCATCTCGACTCCAGTGTTCGTAGTAGTCTTGCAGCGAAGGACGAAGCGGGCGCGTTGTGCATCGCCGCTTTTTGTTCCGCTAAATGAACCAGAGCAATGTGCTTGCATTCCAAATCGATCCGCCAAACCGCTAGAACCACCCAAAATGCTTGATATGGTAGCAGTCGCATCGTTTCCGAGATATCCCCCAACATTGTTTCGACCGCCGCCACAACTTACCGATCCCATTCCTGTGGCTCCATTGCTTGTTCCTCCTCCAATAAATGATGCAATGTTCGCAGTTCCTGTGTTATTGTTATTTCCACCACAAACAGCATTATTAACTCCCGCAGCGTTGCCTGTTCCGCCGCCCACGAACCCTTGTTGGTTTGCAGTATTTCCGACGCCTCCACAAACAACACCATCGTCTGCCGTGACTGTGTTGTTCTGTCCTGCACCAATAAAGCTACGCACTCCAGTTGCGACTTGGGTATTGCTTGCGCGTAAAATTTGGAGATCAACTGCCCTTGCCCCGCGAGCATTTCCGCCAGTCGCAGTCCCATCTGGCTTCGGTCCAAGAATAAAAGCACCCGTGCCTTTCGGCGTGAGGACGAGGGCGGAGTTGGTCTGGCTATCGTTATTGCGGATAGCCACATTGTTCTGCGTGGCGGTAGTCTCGTCATCAATAATGATGGAGGAGTTCTGCACCACTCCTGTTCCAACATCTGCGCGGAGGACGGCATTATCCACAGCGCCAACTGATCCGCCGATTCCTGTGTTAGTAAGAGTGCCAGCAGAAAGCGATAGTCCTGTGCCTACAGAGATTTCTTCAACAGCGCCAGTTCCAGCCGTAGTGCGACCAAGGATGCGGTTGGTGGACATTGCCAGCTTGCTGACATCAATCGCTGCGGAGGCCGAGACATCAGAGTTTACGATTGTCGTAGCTGGACTTTGGAATACTCCATTAACAACCTTGACCACGCCAGTTCCTGTGACCGATGGCATGGTGCTGTGTGTGTGCGATGGGTATTGACCTCCAAAGTGGAATGTAAGACGATTGTTATTCTGATGCGCCCGTCCATATAAGTAAACGACGATTCGATCAGTGGCGAGAATCGTGGTTTGCGGCATCACTACAGATGCTACTTGTTGTGTAATTTCAGAAGGATCGTAGATGTATGTGTCGTTTGATGTGGCGAGAAGCGTTGGAGCATTGACGCCATCGTATTTACGAATCTCAATCTTGAAATAGACTTGGTTTGCAGAGTTAGTCGTAGTGCTTTCGACAAAAATATTGAAGTCCCAGATTCCAGCAGGGATTGCTGTGGCAGAAGGGACATTCAGATCAGTTACAAATGATGCAAGAAAGTCATAGCTCGCTGTAGATAGAATTGGGGAAAGATAAGACGTTGCAGTTACGTCTCCAACAAGTCCAAGTTCCTTGGTTGCGTTCGGAGTTTGCGGGATATTTGTTAAAGGAGCATCTGCCGCTGTGTTGAAGTTGAGGTAATAAACAACTCCACCACCACCAGAGCCGCCAGATGGGATGCTGCCGGGAACCCAATTCGTTCCATCATACTGGAGAACCTGACCATTGACCGGAACTGCGTTGCTTACTGGTCTGCCTTGAAGTCCATCGACTGTAGGGTTCGGATATGTCCCAGTCAAGTCTCCACCAGCAGGCCCAGTTGGCGATCCTCCCCCTGCTCCAGTTAAATCAAGTTTACCAGTAAACGGATTGAATTTGAGTCCCATATTAGGAGATAGTTACATTGACGAGGTTTTCGTCATCGGTTGTAGGAGGCTGGACGGCATAAGTCAGCGTGAGTGTGGCGACTGGGCTGCCGTTATTTGAGTAGACTACCGTGGCAATATTGTTTGTAGTGCCGTAGTATGTGATATCAATCTCGTCGTATTCGGGAATCTGGAATCCTTGTAGTGCTTGAATCGCATCAGTGATTGCCACCTGTTGCTGGAGGAGTTCCCAGTTCTGCACATCAGGTGTGCTTTCCTTAAAGCAGTTTTCGGTTAGTGCCATAATTTTAGATTGTGTGTGCGGTGGAGGATCGAACTCCCTCGCGGGTTATCGTTACCGATAATTAGAGGACCGGATTATAGGAATACTCCAACGCTTCGTTCAGATGATACCATTGCATGTCTTCGGTCATCTGCACGAAACAGTTCTCCGAGATTGGGGTGATTGACCCGCCAATGTAGTGCAAGTTCACATAGAACTGATACATCTGGTTGGCTGGGGGCATCGCTTGGTAGCATCCAAGAGTGGTCGTAACCGCATTCTCGCCAGCGGCAGCGTAGAGGGTTCGCAGCAACTGGTAAGACCAGTCCGAGTAAGGTAGGTCGGTGAAACAAGCCATAATTTTATTCTGGTTGGGCGGGAGATTTAACGCCTCCCGCCAATTGGATTAGTAGTAAACGCCTACGACATAGGCATTCACAAGCAAAGCACCAACGCGCCCGCCTGTATCAGCACCGGAAGCGACATTAGGTCCAGCATTCACATAGGTGAAAGTGGTTGTGTCTACAACGGTAACTTCCACTTGCTCAACATTGAACGAGGTATCGGTCATGCTGGCAATAGTGATAAGGTCGCCTGTGGAGAATCCGTGGGCGGCACCCGTAACGATAGTGGCAATGCCATTCGTGCGGGCGCGGGTTGCGGTGGCTTGACCAAGGCCGACTGTGGACTTGAGAAGACGGAGCTTGCGGGTTCCGGTGATCGTGCGGGGATTCGCAACG